CCGGCTTCTTATCTGGATATACTCCATTCACAACACTTCCACTTGGATCTTTTAATAACCCGATAGGTTCATTTTTACCTGTACCAGCTACAAATCCACGTTCTAAACCCACTTTCATTGCCTCTGTAATCATTGTACGAACATAACGTTCTACCCATACTGGTCCAAGTTTCAACATGTCGTTTGCTAATGGAATAAACGCTGTTAATTTAAGTTGTGAAATGCTATCTTTACGGAATGTAGCATTTAGTTGCCCTTTAATACCATCAAATAACGGTCCCCATACTGCTGCACCTTCTGGATCGCCGTAAATGAATTCTGTTACAGCCCCTAAATTTTCTAAACCAATATGTTGTAAGAAAGGATGATCTTCAACTAAATCATCAAAGATTCGTTCTTGAGTTGTTTTAGGTAAAGTTTCAGTAGACTTAAAGCCACCTTCTTCCACAACTGCATTAAAGAACTTCATTTCCTCGCTTGTTAATACATTAGCGCCGCGAGATTGCATAATAGAACGATCTACCATTGATTCATTCACTTGATTTAAGATATCTGAACGAACATCTGTAGCAAGTGCTTCAATCATGGAATTTAACGCTGCTGATTGTTCTTCTGCCGTTCCCTCTTGTGTTGCTTTCGCAAATGCTGATTTCTTTTCTTCAAAATTATTGAATTTAATAACCATATTTTATTTTCCTCCTAAAGTTAAAAAGAGCTTACTCAGATTCTGTTTTGTATTAACAGGTTCTGGAATAAGCTCTTTTGGATTTGTATTCGTTTGTAAATCATTCAGGATTTCGCTTTTTAAACCTGATAATGCTGTATTTAAATCTTCTTTTGTAATTCCTTGACCTTTGCCCATTGTTCCATTTCTAAAACCATCAATTACTTTCTGCGGGATCATAGTAGAAGAGGCACTTGAAGCTGTCATTTTAACTGGATTCTCCATGAACATGATTTCATCTACAAAATTATTTTCTAATGCTTGTTGTGGACCCATCCAAGTTTCTTCAGCCATCATATTAAGTAGTTCTTCTTCTGACTTACCACTTTTAATGACATAGGCGTTTACAATTGCTCGATCTGTTATTTTTAACATCTCAGCCGCCTTTTCCATGTCACGATGATCACCACCATTCCACATAGAAGCATTGTGAATCATGATTTGTGCTGTTGGAGAAATGCGGACTTTATCGGCAGCCATTGCAATAAATGATGCTGCACTTGCTGCTAAACCAACAATTTGAACTTCTACATGACCAGGATAATTTTTTAATGCCGTGTAAATCTCTGAACCTTCATTTACATAACCACCAGGACTATTTATTGATACAACTAATTCCTCGCCATTTGCATTTTCAAGTTCTTTTGAAATCTTACTTGGGCTTGTAGCATCCATTTCAAACCAATCATAAATCCAAGCTTCATCATTAGAAATAATTGGTCCTTTCACGTCAATTTTCACCGTCATTTTCTTTCTCCCCTCCTTCAGATTCATTTAATTTTGTGTAGTTCTTCGTAATATGGTGGATATTTAGGTTTGGATCATCAGAATCTTCATAATCTACTTCTGATCGAATCTCATTTCCTGTAAATGCACTTGAAGAAATGAGTTTATCAATACTTGTCGCAAGATCAAATATACTTTGATAGGAAACAGCCTTAACCTCAATTCTTCGTCCCAAAAGATATTCACTCATTTCAAAGAATTTAACGTTCGCTTCATCAGATAGCTTTTTTAATAATGGCCGTACTGTAAAAAGCATATAATTTTTTGTTTGCTTTTCTACATCAGCCATTTCCCCATATATCAGAGCTGTTGGGATACCAAATGCCATAGCTACTTGATTTAAGAAACCATTTGTTACTTTATTGATTTCTTCCACACTTGGGCCATTCGCAACACCGTTGTATATCTCGTTATAATTAATACCCTTTTGTTGTGGGACAATAGCTATATCTTTTGAGCCAATCGACTTATACATGTTGTCTATAAACTCTTGTAACTTCGCTACTTGTTCTTCTGTTTTAGCACCAATCATATCCATATCAACCGTGCCACGAACTTGATTTTTACGCTTCTGTGAGTTTAATATCCTACCAAATAAATCTCCGTAATCCGCAAATAATCCATCGATAAGTGGAGATAATTTATCATTTCGATACTTTAAGTGAATTACTTCGCTTTGTTTAAAACTTCTCTTAAATGTATAATCTTTTACTGTTACATCTGTGAAAGCATCTTCATATACAGCATATTCGTTATGCTGAAATCCATCGGCAATAAGTAAATCACCATCATCAGCTTGTATGACTAAGCATTCATTATTATAAGTAAGTTTACGAATAAATCTTTCCCAGAAGGTACTTGCGGTCATATTCTTATTCGGTCTAACGTTTAGTCGATAATACAGCTCATTCTTCTCAAATGTTTTACCGTTTCTTACCCTGAATTCAGATTGACTAATCGTTCTTCCTAGAAAAGATACGCATGTATCAAGTGCTAATCGTTTCATGTGAAGCCTATTTGCTGTATCAGCAATCAAATCCAGATCTAGCATAAATTCTAGTTCTTTATTTCTTTTAAATACTGAACCTAACCATCCAATGGTTATCACCCCCCTTTATTAGAATTTAATGTTACCTATAACAAAATCAGTTGCTTCTTGTATCTCATCCGCACGATAAAGAGCATGAACAAAACACTGAAACCCATCTGTTTTTCTACGTACAGGTTCTTTCTTTTCATATATTTTATTTCCATCACCTTTGATAACAACCAACACATTTTGCGTATACCAACGCATTAGCGGATTATCATCAAAAACAATTTGTTTATTTGCAAATGCCATTTCAATACGTGGAGCTAATAAACTATGAATTGCTTTTGGGTTTCGTATAACTTCTATTTCAAACCCCTCTGCTACTAATAATGGCCTTATTGCTTCCATTCTGAAGTTATCAGCTATAATCTTTTTAACCCCATATTGTTCTCTCATTTCTACAAACCAATCAACAATGTGTTGAGGATTAATAGTTGGTTCATCCACAACTGTTAGTAAACCTTGCTCTTCCCAATCTTTTATAGGAGCAAATTTCTGCTTTTTAAATTCACCCGCTTTTTTAGAATAACCGTAATAGATATCAACAAATTCTTTTCGAACAAAGGAATGAGTTTTAAAAATGTATTCACCATTTTTTCTAAATAAAAGACCACATGCTGCAAAGTCTCGAATACTTGCAAAGTCTAATGCCCCTATGCATTCTTGAGCATATAAATCAGGAAATGGACGATTTGTAGCAAGAATTTCTGACCATTTCGCAACAGATCGCTCCAAATTTGTAACTGGCAAGTTCATTCGTTTTGTCATGAACTCCTCTCGGTTGCTTGGATCATCCTCTAAATCCTCATATTCTTCTTTTATCGTTTCAAGTAATCCCTCAGCATACTCACTTAAAGGATGAGATAACATCGGATTCGCCATTTCCCAATTATCGATATCATCGACTTCTTTTTCATCATTTAATTTACAAATGAACGGAAAGATAGCATTTGGACGGGCTTCACCATTTAAAACTTTCATTGCTTTTTCTTTTTGCTTATCTAGAAATCCGTCTCGTACATACCCGTCTGTACCAATGTAAAATTCACGTGGGTTTTTCTTTTTCCCTAAACCACTAATGTGGACTCGAACATCTTTATTGCTTTCATATTGATGTATTTCATCAAATACAACCGCGCCATCACGCAAACCATCTTTTGTATCTCCATTAGACGTTCTAAACTTCAATATACTTCCTGTTGCTTTAGAGACAGTTTGGGTTAATGTGGTTTTAAATGCTCGTTGCAATATTTCATTTCGTTTGACGCATTTATGAACTTCATCTGGACTGGTTTTCGCCTGCTCTTCACTGTTTGCAACAACGGAAATGTTATACTCCGTGATACCATGCATTTCACTAATTAAAAAATGAATGATGACTGATATTAATCCGTTTTTACCGCCACCACGTCCTAGCATCCACAAAAATTTCCGGTAAAACACGCGGCCATTTTTCTTATAAAACAAAAAAACGAATGCTATTAAGAATTTCTGAAATGCTTGTAACGGGAAGTACCATTTCTCTCCAAAACGGATACACTTCTCAATCATTTCATCATCAAAATACAAATCGTCTCTGTTCAAAACATATTTTTCTAGATAGTCAATTAACAGTTCTCTTTCTTTGTTGAACTTTATTTTCCCACTCCTATAAAGCTCAATATATTCCTCTACATACTTTTGCCTGATCATATTAAATCACTTGGACTGTATCCCGTATTAGAAGCACCCACTTTAGGAACGAATTTTATATCTCTTCCTAAAGCAATTAAAGAACTGTTAATTTTGTTCCTCTCACTTATAAGAGGGTGGGCTTTAACAAAAACTTGAGAACCATTTTTTACTGTTACAGATTCGCCTTCTTTATTAATGGTTTTATTTATTTTTCTAAATGCTTTGACCAGATCAATGTATCTTTCTACTTTTTCAACTTCGACTAAATCTGTGATATCAATACTATTCATGAGCTGTTCTTTTAACCTCACAATACTAACAGCCATCTACCCACCCCCCCTTACGTGCGTAAAATCGAAAAAAACCTGACAGTTAACCCCCTCCTCCGGTGCCCCTAAGACGAATTTTTAACGAAATATTTTAAGGGGGGGTGTTATTTTTGTTGTATTTTCACCATTTCTCATCATGTTCCCATTTATTTTGTTTCTTTTCATAAACTCTTCCATGTTCTTTGTTATGACAATTCACACAGACTGTTTCAAGGTTATCTATGTCTAATGCAAGATCAGGATGATGTTCTAGTTCTTTTATATGATGGACAACAAGTTGTATTTTCTTACGCTTTGCACTCTCACTGTATTCATTGGTATCTGTTTGTACTCGGCCGTTACGTTTACATTCCTGGCACTCATAGTTGTCACGCATCTTTACTTGTTCGCGTGCACTCTTCCACTCACCACTGTCATAGAACTTACGCTTCTGTTGTTTGGTTTTATACTCTTTCATTTGTCTTTACCAAACGCTTTTGATTCCCTCTATCTCTTTCTAATAATTCTTTTATTGATGTTTGTTCTAGATATTCCATTGAGTAAAGCATGTGTTTCTCTCCATACAGTTTGTAATACTTGAATCGATTAACATCAATTCCAGCCTTCTTATACGCTTTCTCATGTGGCTTAAGGTATTTGATGTATGCTTTCTTATCAATAGGTATAAGACCAAGTGCAGCAATCTTACCGTTTAAAACGCTATCCATATATCATCACTCCTTACCGTCTTCTAAGAATGAATCGATAAGCTTACTAATTAAACTTATATCAGCTTCCTTCTTTACCTTCCGTGTTGTGTTATCAGCCAATGCTTCCACTTCTTTTATTACATGTGGTAACCTTTCTACATCAACATACTCTTTAAACTCCTCCGCTTTTATACCTGAAAGTATTGTGCTAATAGCTATTGCCTTCTCAAGTTTAGTTAATTGCATCTTTCTTCACTCCCTATCTTTATTCAAAATAAAAAGCACCCATTATGAGTGCTTTAATGATTCAATATGTTTATTAACTCTTTCATTACCTAGTTTCCAATACTCTTCTTCCATCTCAAAACCAATGTAATTACGCTTAGTATTAATACATGCTATAGCAGTTGTAAAACTACCCATACAATTATCAAGGACTGTATCCCCTTCTTTTGTATATGTCTTGATTAGATATTCAAAAAGAGCGACTGGCTTTTGTGTAGGATGAAACGTTTTACTCTCACGTGGAAAATCAATAATCGACTTTGGATAGTTAGTATATTTCTTTACATATACATTATTTAAAGATTCATTATTTCTTGTGCCGAATACCTTCATCTTTCTTATTTGTTTCTTTTGGATTGGCTTATCCAATAAGATCAAATCTTGCGGACAATACTTAGGTAATTTTTTATAGAATACCAGAACATTTTCATGATTCTTTAGCGGCATTCTATTTGCATTTGGAAACCCTGTTACATGATTCCCTTTTTTCCAAATCCATTCATAACGAAATAACTTCATATTTGAAGCGATCAGCTTTGTTGTAAATGGTTGACTTGCTGTCAAGAGAATAGCCCCGTTATCTTTAATAATTCTTTCGTACTGCTGCCACAATAAATCAAAAGGAATAATACTATCCCACTTACATGCTGTCGTCCCATAAGGTAGATCGCATAAAATCATATCTACACTCTTATCTGGAATCAGCTTCATACCTTCTAAACAATCCATATTAAATACTTGATTCAACATCTGTTATCTCACCTTTTCCTATTGTTTTTAATTTCATGAAAGCATTAGAAATCATTTGAACAATAGAATGTGGTACGTGAAGTTTTATCCTTCTTCCAATCACCTAATGTTGCTACGCTGATCTGCTCCAACAATATTAAGTAACTGGAAGAAGAGCAAAAGCTCTCCTTAATAACGGTAGCATTCAATCAGTACCATTCGGCTGGTTTCGGATTTCATGTGCCGTCATTATGAAACCATTTAGACAACATACTATAAAGGAACTTCATGAGTTGTGTTTTCCGCCACTTCTCACAATACAAATATATCACGTTAATTTCAAAACAACCGGCACATTTCCTGCCAAAAAGCGGTCACGAATCTGCCAGCAATTTTATTTTAGTAAGGAACTTCACTTAATTCTGACTTAACTATCTCAACGTTGTTGAGATTAAATTTGTTACAAGTAGACATTACCAAATCCGCAAACCACTCTGGCGCTGAAGGAGCAATATACACCTTCTCAACTAAATTTCCAATATTACATCTAATATTCCCCCCATATTCAACCGGTGGTTCTCCATCGTAATCTATTATACCTTTCTCATCAGTTGGAAATTTTAAAGTATGTAAGAGCCTTAGCTCACGTTCATGTTCAAATGATTTTCTTTTATAAATATAAGGAAGTAACGGATCATGTTCAGGCATCCATTCTCTCTTAAAATCTATATAATTTACTTTACTTATATGAATATGCTCTTCAGTATTATCAAAACTTTTTATTAAATTACCAACAGTTGATTGAATAGCAATTCCTTCACTGCTTTTCAAATATAAGTCCCACATCGCTGCTGATTCATAGTCATTCATATGCCAACAATTTATTAATACAAATTTTCTTAGCGTCTTACTTAACGGTTCTAAAATACTCTTCAAGATCCTAGTATCCTCTTTTTCAAAGTTCGGATATTTAAAACCTCTTAAATCATTGTTTGCCTTTGGATACGTCCCTTCAAATACATCAGTAAATTTATCTGACCTAGTAAAAAAAATAGCTTCCGTATCTAACAGGCTAACAAATTTAGTAAAGTCCATGTACCTCCATATCTTAGTATCATGACGAGGCATAATAAAATTCGGATATTCTACAAACATATATATTCCCCCTAATTACTAGTTAATTTACATTATTACATGTCATTACTCAGTTATCCATATGTTCTATTTTGTGTAACTAGGCCAAACTCCGAATCCCTTGATATCATTGATTTAATTAGAATTTTCTTTTTGAGTTACACAGTACGAAAATTTTAGCTAACTATAAGCTATTAGGACTTAAAAAAATCACCTCATAAAAAAAGGCAGACCAAAGGCCGCCATGATTTTTAAATATCCATATTATTTTCTATATAATTAAGACTGCTAAACTTAGCTATACGTTTTATTTTTTCATCAAACGCATTTTCAGTAAGTTCTTTATTTAAATACTTAGACAATGCATCGACATCATTATAAACCGTGAAATGGTTAATTCCATTTAAAGTCAAATACTCATATATACATTCTAATAAATCTGGTGATAAAATTATTTTTTTTAATATTTTTTCTTTATTTTCTGGACAAGCTTGTTCTAATTCAACTTCTAAATCTTCTAGCCTATTACTTTGAACTGTAAAATACCCATTCTGCACCAATAATCTTGCATTATTTTTTGACGGATACATTGGAAACGTATACTCCATATGTTCATTATTAAAGATATCTGATAAACTTTCAATTTTACCTTTAACAAGTTTTTCATTCATATTTCTAATCGAATCTGTAGTTTTGATAGTAGGATATTCTTCTTGGAGATTACAATGTAAAGCATATGGATCTAACAACCATATACAAGCATTATTTTCCTTATCATAATCCCATCCTTCAAAAGCAAAATATAAAGCTGTACCAAACGAATCTGTCCAGTCTAATAATCTTGTTTTTAATCCATGATGTTGCATATGAAATTGTAAATCAATATCATCTTCTCTAATAAAAGTTGACGCTTGCTGCTTAAAATTTATTTTCAAGTGATCTTCAAGAATTATGTACTGCATCAATTTTAATTTTTTATTCTTGTCTAAAGTTCGAAAGAGGCCTGAATCCAACTTATATTCTTCCTTACTATGCCCTCTAAACCATATCCAATTTGACATTGATTCTCTTCTAAAGAGTGCAATTTCTTCTAAAATATCATTCCATTTCTTACTAAATATTTCTTTTTTCGTGCTTATTGTTTTAACCGCATTTTTTTTCACCTAAATCCATCCTTACATTGAATAAATTAAATTAACAACCATATTATTCCATATTTTTCTAAATAAATGTAACTACATCGTAGATTATATATTAAATTCTAAACTTAGTCATTGCCTTATCCATCGCATCTTGATTTACACCTATATATCTTAACGTAACCCTTTCAGACGAATGATTGAATATCTCCATCAGCAAAGCTATATTTTTTGTCTGCATGTACATATGATATCCGAATGTCTTACGAAGTGTATGTGTCCCAACCTCATCTAAACCAAATTCTGCTGCTGTGGTACTAAGAATTTTATATGCCATACTTCTTCCTATTGGTCGATTCTTTCCTTGTCTGCTCTTGATTAGATATTCATGATCTTCCATCTCTTCTATATACCATTTCAATTCTCTTCTTAATGCTGCAGTAATCTGAATTCGTTTCTGTTTACCTGTCTTCATTTCACGCATTGAAATATGGCTTCCCTTTAAATCTCCAATCTTCAGTTTTAGAATGTCACTAATACGTAGGCCTGTATTAATTCCCATTACAAACAAGATATAATTACGCTCACTCTTTTCTTTTAAATACTCTTTAATTTGTTGTATTTGCTCTGGATCACGTATTGGCTGAACAAAATTCATTATTCAATCCCTCCAGTTTTTTCTGTCTCGTAAACTTCTAATCTAAGAGCAAAAGCAAGTTTATAAAACACCCTAGCCTTAACACGTCGATACGTACGCTCACTCATACCAATTTCGTTATAAACCATATAATCACATACATCTTCATCTTCTAAATAACGTTTAATGATAATATTTCTTTGATCTTCTCCTGCACGCCCACTACCCAAACGATTTAGGAATTGATCGATACGAACTGATGTTTTCTTAATCCACTCTTCTCGTTTACTTTGTTGTATATTAGCCATCGCTACATCTTCTAATGGCTTTCCTACATCATTTGTAGGTCCGTGATATCTAATTTCATAAGAAGGAGTGACTTTCATTTCTTCACGCATCATTCCAAACTGTCTATATAAACGTACATTTTCAAGAACACCTTCTAATTTTTTCTGCGTTGCTGATCTATCGATTTTTGGTAAGAAAGATAATTGTATAGTCATGTAAGACCACTCCTTTTTATTTTTTATTACTTTTGTCTTACTGCTCCACGTCTCCGCTCATAGAAAGGTCTATGCATCCCCATCAAATTCTCAATTTCACGAGTGCTTAATTTCTCTTTTCGTTTTTTCTTATTTTTTTTCTTAGCTTGTTTTTATTGCTTTTTCCATTCGCGTAACTGATCTTTTAGCGCCTTCATTTCCCCATCTCCCTTTTCAAAAATAAAAAGGACACCTATTCCTAAAACAGCTTTAATTGCAGCTTTAATGAATTGGTGTCCTCTAGTTTTCTAGCCGGACTATATTCAGTTTGCTTTCACTTTAAAAGGATTATTTTGTTTAAATTTTGCTTAATTCTCACCAGTAATTATCTAAAAATTTTAAAATTGTTATATAATGAATTTAATTTGAAATTAGGAGTGGTTAAAATGCCAGATACAATAAGACTCGTTCTTTTCATCCTTATAGCAATTAGTGCTGTTTTCTCTTTAATAAAAGAGTTTAAAAAACCTGAGAAAAAAGCACTTTGGATTACAATTGAATTTTTAGTTCTTTTCTGGGCGATATGGGTAATAGCGAATATTATAATCTAATTTATAAATTATGATTACTCCCCTGAATAAAACTCAATATTCCGTCAATTATACAGACAACCCATTAAGTTACTTTCTCCTTCTTCCCCCTTGGAGAACCGAGCAGTTAGCTTTTGCTGGCTGTTCTTATATTTTCTGCAATTGGTTACACTTACCTGATGTTTTTAACGCAATATTAAGTTACGATATAAACGAATAAAATATATTTGGCTGTTATACCATTACCCTAGGGAACTAGGGTTTTTATTTCTATAAAATAAAATTTTTATGTAAAAAACCTACTAATCCCTTCACCATAAAACGAACTAAAATCAATAATTCTCAATAATTATATATATATACTTATGAAAATTCCACTTATTTACTAATACACCAGCCGTTTTCTTTTTGAAAAGTAAATCATAAAATATAATACAGGACCAAGCTTTCTAAAAATTTGTCCAAGTTAATTTTAGAAAGGAGCGAATTTCAATGGCTATCGTTCACCCTTTTGTTGCTGGTAGAAAATTCACCGGCGTAGCATCCTCTGGAACAGGTACTGGTGCTACATTTGCAATTGTTGCAACAGCTTTCACAAATGATACAGGAACAAATACAGCATTTCCAGCTGCTTACGCTTATTACAATCTCTACATTAATGGTGTTCTTCAAACTGCTGACACTTCAACTATCACTGTCGGTCCTTCTTCTATTACCATTCCTGGTGGAGATGTACTTGATGGAGCAACTCCAATTATCGTGGAATTTATTGTAACTTAGTTATATTTTTATCAAATACAGTTTTGTCCAGTTTTTTCACAATTTATTACTGTCAGCATATACTAATATAGAATGATAGGAATTTACACTCACTCTTGAAAAGAGCACTTATTCATAGTGCTCTTTTCACTTTTAATTTTTAGTATCAAATAGCGTTTTCATTAAAAACATTTCCTAAATGAATTGCATATACTAAACCGAATACTCTCTACAGTACATTCACCTTTAGAGCGTCTTTCTCCCAAGACGCTCTATTCATTTTTTGCTGGTTTCGAAATATACTTTTCACCTTTTAACTGGACAAGCATATGTTATTGTATGGGGAAACTCTCCTCATAGGAACCTAACTTTCTTGTCCAAGAGCACGTTATATATGTGCTCTTTTTTTATTAACAAGCATTTTTTTCGAAAGGATTAAATATAATGTACTAAGAACTGAATCCACCGGTTCTATTCATCCTCATAAGATTCGTGTTACATATTGAACACTGTTGAACAGTGTTCTTTTTTACTAAATAACGATTTTATTAAAACCTTTCACCTTTTAAATGGACAAGCATATGTTATTGTATGGAGGCATCCACTCATAAGAATCTACCTTTCTTGTCTAAGAGCACATATATTGTGCTCTTTTTTTATGTCTAAATAAGGATTTTGTATTACTTAATGAATCACGTCACTGATATCAGCAGTTATCCAATCCGTATCCACATCTTCAATTGGCGGCATTTCTCCCAAACGATCAAATGCTATCTTTATATTTTTTGCAAGTAATTCATCTAAATTACTTTGTCTCTCAAGGATTCGCTTTAAACCTTCACCAGCTTTTTCTAAAAACCTCATTGTATCTTCCTTAGTGCTTGTTGCCATCCAAATCCTCATATCAATTGGAATGGTTATAGCATGTACACCAGATGTCACTTCCAAAATATTAATAGATTCACTTAATGGAATAGCGCAAAAACGATATTGTCCCACTTTAATTTCATGACCAACTGCAGGTACCCATTCATCAAACGCTAGATAAAAACGTTGAGCTTGCTCGTTCACTTTAATTTCCATTCCGTTCCCCTCCAAAATAAGAATTTTGTTTAAAATTCATTAACTTTATTGATTCCTTTGCATACAGTATTATCACAAAGAAATTCACAGGTTTCTCTGGTCCAGTTACCTTGAATTTCTTGCAGACCTTGAGGAAAGAATCCTTTTATCAAAAAGGGTTCTTTCCTTTATTCGTTATAAAATAACTATTTTGTTAAATCCTTTCACATTTTTAACGGACAAGCATAAGTTATTGTATGGAGACCCTCCAGGCATAGAAATCTACCTTTCCAATCTAAGAGCATTGTTATCTGCGTGCTCTTAGATTTTTCACTATGAAATAACAACATTTTTATAAAAGCTTTCACCTTTTGATAAGACAAGCATATAGTATTGATATGAAAATTTTTCACTTATAGTAATCTCCTTACTAAGAGTACTTTGAAAAGGTGCTCTCTTTTCACACTTCATAAGAAAATACATATATTAATATTGGCTGCACATGTATTCAGCTTACAAATTAGGCCTTGTAAGCTGTCACCTTTTAAAGGAGCACATTTTAATATGTGCTCTTTTATTTAATTTTGTTTACACGATTATGCAAAAAAACATAAAGTATATGGTAATCCAATACTCATAAAACCTATCTTTTTAAGAGCCTACTCATTTGTACGCTCTATTTTGTTTTCAATTAACGCTTTGGTTAAAATCTTTGATTCTGCCATTCAGTAATACAAGCTGGTTCAATTTCTTCAAATTCTTGTGTTTCTACATCAAGATCAATGACAGAATAGCTAGGTACTACTAAAAATTCTTTTCCGCAAACGTTACAAGTAGGATCATCAAGTGCATAAACTCCTTTAATTGTGTCAGGATTTTGCAAATTAAAATCAGCATTTTCAAAAACTACAAGACCATTACATCCTTTAACGTTACATTTATGTGCTTCGATAGCCATTTCTCGTTCCCCATTTCTTAATAAAATTCAAACTTGGTCTTAATACCCGTTATTCTGGCGTTGATGATTCACTTCGTTCTTCTTGCAATATCCTTGTTCAATTTCTTCAAATGTGAATCCTAATTTCCTACCTAATCCTAAGAATGAGTATAGTAACTCTTCATACAGCTCAATATCTTGAGTTGCACGAAATTCCGATACAGCTTCATATACATTATTAAATTGATTGACTAGCGAATTCGATGCGTAAACTCTTGACTTAAGCTCCAACATTGCTAAGTTATATTTTTCAGGTTTCAATCCAATACCATTTCCTAATGATGCTATAAAATGCAACCCGTCTACATATTCCATTAAAATGACTTCTCTTTCACTAGGGCTTTTATTGCTCCAATGCTTAAAGCATCTTGTTTCATTTGCAAGTTCTCCAATTTCAACCTGTAAAGCAAGGATCATATTGTAAAATAAATTTTGACCTTCCAATCCATGTTCCTTGACGACTCTTGTATCTAACACCTTTTGCATTTCAAATATTTTAGTTAAATTCATTTTGTTTTCCCCTTCCTATTTAGCAAATTCCTAATCCTATCGGACGATTTTCAATTAAATACTTATCAGCCTGATCTATTACAAGGAGCGCAACCTCAGCATGGTGTCTCCTTAGTGCTTCTGCCACCTCTGGTAAACTCATACCTTGATTCCACATTTCACGAAAACGAATTACATCTCTTTCATCTCAAATGAAGTTAGCTTCTTCTAAAGCGATGTATATTTTTAAACGCGATTCTTTCATCGCTTCATGATTTGTTGCTACACTCATAAGTGAACCTACTTTCTAAAAAATTATTTTATTTTTTCAGTAAACTTAGTATCCACACGATCAACTTTACCGTTTACCCAAATTGCGACTTGCTCACCAAATCCGCTCATTGGTGGATTTACTGCTGTTACATTTCCGTCCTTCACTATTAAAAGTTTGTTGCTACTAACATCAATTTCTATTTTTTTCATATGCCCATCTCCCTTTTACTACCGCATGTACTCGACAACATCAGGTTTAAATCCACTTCCTAAATAAATCCGTACTGGAATTATTTCTTTTTTATCCCTTGCTGCCTTACACAATTCTTCCGCTGTTGCCCAATTAAAAAGCTTATCTACAGCTCTTTGAAATCTCCAAATTGCCATTACATATTCTTCAAAGATGTCATAGCGATCATCTTGTTTAGTTGTGCGTGGTAATTCATCTGTACCCTTTGCATTTCTTGGAACTTGGACACGTACATCTGCAAATGTGACGCGTCCAGTTCCTTTCTTTACATTTGCTTTCATTACATCGAACTCACAAATTGCTGGCTCTACATCGAAAATGTTCAATTGTTTAGGCATGAGCTTTCTCACTCTTTTGAAGAATGTCCAGCAATTCCCTTGCGCCTTCCCTGCTCAAAACCATTCGGCCATCCAGCAATTCTATGTTTGATTCGGAAACTTTACCCGTTACTAAGCATGACTTTTCATGTTTTCTTAAAACGATGTTTTCCCCTTCAACATGAAAGCCTAATGCTGTACCTTCAGCAATCCCTAAAGTTCTGCGTAACTCTACCGGAATTACTACACGTCCTAGCTCGTCCACTTTTCTTGCAACACCTGTGTTTTTCATAACTTGCTCCCCCTTGTTAACTTACTTTTTGTTGTTGATTCCGTTGTAATTCTTGTTTCATTGACTCGAATTTTATTAACCATGCTTCCCAGCGCTTATCGTTTTCTTGTTGCTGTTGCTTTGCTACGTCACAATTACAACCTTCTGTTAGAGTCACACCTGAATAAATTTCTTTACGAATAATTCCTGTATTACGACATAATATACACATGATTATTCCTCCTTGTTTCAAATGGACCTACTTATCAAAAAGGTAAAGCTTTCTTACGTCTATCAGGTGTATTTTTAAATGTCATGGCTGATTTGCAACCAAGTATCCTAGATGTGATTCGCTGGTCATAACAATACGTGATTGCTGCACCTACTAAATTTGTAGCAATTCCATTAGCCTTTCCTTGTCTACCATCAAAAACGGTCATATAAGTATCATTCATATATTTTGTCGCTCTTTGGAGATCAGTGATATTCCCTTCCCCTTTTTTATTGTGGAATTCTAGTGCTTTCAAGTTGATATCTCTGTAATCACCTAACGTTGAACCAAAATCATCAAATATCACTACATCTGCATCAATTATTTTTTGTAAATAATCATCTTCAGATAACTCAGAATCTCTTTTGAATGTAGCTTTTAACTTTTTGAATAAAACACTTTCGCTTATAAACAACACGTTTTGCGTTCCGTTATCATTAATTTCTTCAGCTATAGCATGCATTAAATGACTTTTTCCTCTTCCAGCATCTCCAGAAGCTACTAATGTATATTTCATATCGCTTATAAAGTTATGGGCATGTGTTACAGCTTGAGCTCTATTGCTCACTTCTTCATCACAATCAGGTATGAAATTTTCAAATGTTGCATTCATGATTGTTGGGTCACTGATTAAACTGTGATTATGGAAATAAGCTTTTCTTCTCCGTTCCTCTTCACCCTTGTAATACTTGTTGCATTCTGTATACAATCTATCGTGGTCCTTTTGTAAATAACATTTAGGGCAAACTTCCTCGCCTTGAAATATCATTGTTCGTTGCTTAATTCCTTTTTCTTTACACACTTCACATAGATTAGAAGTCAAATTCAGTTTCGTTGTAGTAAACTGCTCCGTTGCTTGCAATTGGATCATTATTTTTCGCTCCTTTTACTGTTTCATTTAAATAGTTATCAAAATGTTTCTGCGCAAATAATGTACTTGGTCTTAAATATTGATCAAGAGGTTTCCCTTCTCTATCAAACTTCCCAAACCATTGAGATACTTTGTTATCAATGACTGTTTTAAAATTCTCAACTGTATAACCTTCATTCCATCTAGCTTTAATTAATTTTTTGTGACTCTCGGCTTTATGATTAAAGTTCTTATCCGCTTTTTCATTTAAGTAACTTAGGATTTCTTGATAAGGAATTGATACTTTTGTATCTGATTCGTCAGAAGAAGATGTATTAATTATTTCTAATTCTTTATCTTTATCTAATTCTTTATCTTCTTCTATATCTGTTGCGTGACTTTGCGTGATTGTCTCGTGACTGTCACGTGACATCTCCAATTTAAGTTTTTCCCTCTGTTTTTGTTTGCGTAATCGGTTTTGCTCTCGTATTTTTTCTAACCCATCAACGTTTTGATGTTTTTCCCAATTCGAAATACAAATGTACTGATCATTTGTTATCTCAATCATTCCAAATTGTTGAAATGTTTGAAGTGCTAATCTCACTGTTGTAATTGGTCTATTGAATAGAGTTGCAAGCATTTCATCTGAGTAAGGAATGTTTTTACTCAGAAAAATATACCCACTCGCATTTGTTTTTCCGGCTTGAGCTAATAATCTAATCCATATAATTAGTAAGGTATCAGCTTCAGGCATGCTTTCGATTAAACGTATTTTTTCATCTTCAAACATACTAGTTGAAAGCTTTATCCATTTAACTTCTGACACTGTAATTACCCCCTTGTACAAACTGCCACATATGCTTGTCTGCTTTTTACAATCCGTTGAATTTCATAATGCGGATAACCAACAATGAAGTATTGATCAATCATTTGTTTTAATTCATCTTTGCTTTTGGCTAAGTCCCAGAATTTATTAGGTAATAGCACTTGATATTCAATTAAGTCCATGTGCTATTTCCCTACTTCCCGTGGTATACTTATAACAACTATTTTTTTTCAAAAGGACCCATTGCCGTGGGTCTTTTATTTTTTTCTACATCACTCCAAGCCCATCGTTTAATTGGCTCGTATGTGATGTAAAGTATCCATGAACCACATGTGATTAACATTGCGAATATAACTAATGATGTTGTGTCTTCCACTAAATCACCTCCTTAATGTTCTGATAACCATTGCAATAAAAACGCTTTTACTTGTTGAGCTGGAAAATACCATTTCCCTCCTACTTTGTGCTTTGGAAATCTAGGATCAAAGAAGAATTCTTTTTGAATTGTATTCCATCCCATACAAGTTCTTCGCTTCAATTCGTTAGAGTCCCAATACACTAGCTCAGCATCGATTTCTTTAACCTTTTCTTCGACTTTTGCTAGATAAAGATTTCTTACTTCTTTTTCATCAACTTGAACACTAATCATTTTCCGCCTCTCCTGTTCTATAAAATTTAATTTTATCTATTAAGAAACATAATCATCTAATGAACTAGGTCTTTCTGGTGGATACCATCCTGCGATAAATCGCATAGCATTTTGATAATATTTTCTTGGGATTTTATCGTATTTAGCTACACCGAAATGTCTTTTCAGTGCACCATAAATTCCTTGATACGATGCATTATTGTAACCTTCTTTTTTAAGTTCAAAAACACGCTGTTTTACTTTACGTTGCACAGATCCTTTGTGTTGTTCAGTCAGCCATAATTCATTTTCTACTAGAATTTTCATTTTGTTCATTTCTTCTTCTGTATGATCTTGACGTGATTTTATTTGTTTTAGTTCAGTCATACTATAAATAATTGCATCTTCAACACTTTGCGGTTTTTGCTGTAACTTTTGGATATGCTCTTTCATTTTCTTGAACTCTTGTAAAAACTTAATTTTCATCTTCATTGCTTCTGGTGTTATGTAGCTCATTGCAACAATCGCGAATGCGTCTTCTGTAAGATTAAATTTTGGATACCATTGTTTATTTTGATAATGCTTATATTGGGTACGCTCAATGTTGAGCTGACTCCATTCTGTTTCATTCGCCTCAATTAACTTTTCTAGTTGGACCTCGATATCACGCATTACGTTTTTATGTTCTTTTCCAAACATTTGAGCCATTGTCAAACTATCCGTAACCACCTGATTTCTTTCCATAAAAACAAACTCACTTACTGGATATTGCAATGTTTGTAATTGATTCATTTTCTTTTTCCTCCATCCCCCCATTCACTCTCGAAACGCGAGTGGGATTATAAAAAAAATTATCTACCGATACATCAAAGAACTCCGCAATTCGCATAGCTATATTCCATCTTGGATTCTTCTTTCCTTTTTCAATTTCACAATAATAGTTAGAAGAAATATCTAGAATTTTAGCTACTTCTAATTGCTTGAGACCTTTATCTTCGCGCAATTTGATTAACCATTCTCTTTTCATGTTTACCTCCGATGTCGTATGTTTGATTTTAGTATACTCGCGTTTCGCGAATAAGTAAACGTTTTTTTGTTTTTTTTGAAATAAAATAAATTCGCGTAGCGCGAAAAAAATATTGATTTTGTTCTGTGAAATGTTATCTTTAATTAAAGGGAGGTTTTATATATGAACATAGGGGAACGTTTAAAATATTTAAGAAACAAACAAAAATGGACTATGAAAGATATTTCTTCCAAATTAGGAATAGGAGACTCAACCTATAGCGGATACGAAACTAATTATAGAAAGCCAGACGCTGAAATGATCTGTAAATTAGCTGACTTGCATAATACAACAACTGATTATATTTTATGTAAGACTGATGATCCAACATTAGAAAAAACAACATCTTCTAATATTAAGGATTTCTTTGATAATCAAAAATTGCATTGGGACGGAAAAGAATTATCTGAAGATGATGTAGAGAGCCTTAAAGATTTATTAGAAGTTGCGGTCAAGCGAATGCTTAAATAAAGAAAAAGGATTAGCAAGATGCTATTCCTTTTTTTAGTTGGAGATTTTTTTGAAATGATTGCAATTCAACCTCATTTAGTAATCCTTGCTTACGTAATTCTTCCAACATATAAATTACATCTACATTCACATTTTCGCTCCCCAATAATACTTGTATCATTTGTTTAACCTGTATTTCTACCCCTTTATTCATCACAATAATTTCCTCCCTTATCAATTGGTAATAATTAGGTGTCGATTTTTTGCCATTCAACTAAAACCCAACACATCTTGAAAATTACGAAAGAGGCTGCGAAATCGCAACCTCTAACTTTTTATTAACTATTTTATTTTTATTATTAAAGCCCACCAGGCTCAGACATCATATATTGTACTTGTTGTTTAACTGGTTGTTCTTTACTTTCATTAGTTGCTGCCCCTACATTCAATGATAGAGTTAAAGCACTCATAATACATAAAATTGTTAGACTAATTTTTTTCATCCTCATCCCACTTTCTTTTCTAATGATGCTAACACACGCTTTACAGCATTAGCATAGTGATAGTTTCCTACCCTTTCAAAGCGCTTCAAAGACTCTCTTAATCCCAGTATATCATTGTTAATTCTGGAAATATAGTACATTGTGAACGGAGAATCCAGTTTTCTTTCCCTAGCTAATTCTTCAAACATTTTTAGCGCTTTATTCTTATCTCCATATAAGCCTTCATAATATGCAACTTCAGATAAATCAATACAAGAAAAATCTATTTTATCTAAATTAAACCCGTTATCGATATACAGAAAAGCAAGTGTAGATTGAAAAGACTTATACTTTCTACTATCTTTCGAAATCCCATTTTCGATTAAATATTTTAGACTTTTTAATAAATATTTTTCTGCCTTCAAAACATCAGAAAACAGATAACTCTCTCCGAGCCCACATAAAGCCGTTGCCTTTATGATAGGTGCTTCTAATTCAGATTTTAATATTGCATCACATTTAATTCTGCATGTTTCTAAATCTTCGTTAAACAAATTTATGTAGGCACTTCGAACATTGTAATGTATCTCATGACAAGATTGTATAAATGCATTCTTTATAGTTATTAAGTTTTTCTCTACTTTATCTGAATAAGGAAGAATAGCTCTGTAGTTAAAAATATCGTACATCGAAAAACTGTATAACATATTTACTAGGACTTGAACTTCTGGATCATTTGCAAACATAACTTTATCCATGTCATCAATTAAAGATTGTCCTCGTTTAACATTTTGATTTCTGCAATTAAATAACTTGTAGATTTTAAAGTATTTCCTTAAATGAATATTTTTTTGATGTTTCTCTATAAGCTTATCTATAACCTCATACTCACCAATTCCTTGACAATAACATAATGCTTTGCGAATGTTTAAATCTCCCGAACACAGCATGATAAATTCATTAAGAATCTCTTTTCGTTCCTCCATATCTTCAAAAAGAATTGAAGCTACAGGTAAAAAATTATCAAATTTCATTTCTGAAGTTTTACCACTTACTGCATCCGTTATTACTACGCGATCTACTCCAGTTTTCCGTTCGATATCTGGGAATGTTAATTCCCTTCTCTCAGATTGTTTTTTAATACGTTTCATTAACTCTTCCAAAATAAAAACACTTCCCTTTCCTGAACACAGGACGCCATTCTAACAATATTTTTCAAGTTGGAAACGAAAATACGAGAAGGGAATATCTTAATTTTGTGTTATACTTGGATGTGACTCGTATGTGGCAAGTGTTTCCTAAGTCGTAGTTAGGGAACGGTTTAAGAGGCGGTGTGAGAGTCCCTCTTGAACACGCTCATATGGGTCTTTTTCGTTCGTTATAGTTAATTTAATACTATCACGAATTTTTACAATTTTAACAAAACAATTATTAATCAAATGTTGAGAAACTTTTTTTATCGCTATAAATCAACATTTAGTTGTATATGCAATTTTGCATTTCATGTATTAAAGCCCCATATGCATATATTACCACTAATCAGCTAAAAACAGAACACAAGTTCTTATTTTTGGGTGGTTATTTTTAAAAAACCAATCAAAATACAAAAAACTGATTGTTTTACAATCAATTATAGTATGTTTAATACTTAAAGACTATACTCGAATTATGAAAGCGTTAGAATTGTTTGGTCAAAATTTAAAGAAGCTTAGAAAGTCTAAGGATTTAACACAAGAACAACTCGGTGAACAACTAAACCTCAGTCGAAATCAGATAAATAATTACGAGAATGCAATGTTTGAACCGAGCATGGAAACACTTCTTCAAATCAGTTCGTTTTTCAATGTATCGTTAGACTTACTATGTAATAGTTATAACAATACAAATGACGTAGTGTTGCGTAACACTCTCGAAGAAGTTCAACAAACGTATGCGGCGTTAGAAGAACCTAAACGAGAGCGTTTTTGCAAACAACTCGTATTTTATTCTAAAGTCTTAGCCGAGACTGACGAATTGTTATGATTTGATTTTAGAAGAAATCATTTCCAAATTCAAATTGTAAAATTTTCTTTCTTTTACAAAATAAAGAAGAGAGGGCATCGATCCCTCTCTTCTTTTATTTTTACAGTAATTAGGTTGTCATGGTATTATTCTAATTAAGTTCGGCAGTGACATATCCCATATCAGGTGCTATGTCACAAATACAAAGGAGGATATCATATGGCAACTTTCAGAAAGCGGGGCAAAAAATGGGAATATCGACTCCGATATGTCGATAAAACTACTGGAAAAAAAAGAGAAATAAGTAAAAGTGGATTTGATTCTAAAAAAGAAGCTACCTTTCATGCCAATGAACGAGAACGTCAATTATTCCATGGAATGGATGCGAATAGCAAAAAAACGCTATTAAGTGAGTATTTAATAGAATGGCTAGAGACGTACAAAAAAGGGAAAGTCGGTCAAAGCACTTATATTCTTCATAAGAATAATATCAATAAGCACATCGTTCCGTATTTTCAAAACATCAAATTGGCTGATATAAATAAACTTGAATACCAAAAATTTATTAATCACCTTATTAACAAAGGTTATTCAAAACGTACAGTCAAAATTATTCATTCAACAATGTCTAACTCCATAAAACGTGCTATAGATTTAGAAATGATTTACAAAGATTTCACGAACAAAATTCTAATTGCTGCAGATCGTTTCAATCAGCATTCTAAAAAAGAAAATTATCTAACAAAGGAACAAGTATCAAAATTATTGAATGTGGCTCATAAAGATAAAATGATTTATTATGCATACTTTTATACCTTAGTAGAGACTGGTATGCGTAAAGGTGAAGCAACGGCATTAGAGTGGGATATAAATATTGATTTAGATAATAAAATGATTCATATTGATAGAACTATAAATTATCACGCTTATACTCCTACAGGACAGAAGAACAATAAAGATTTAATAGGTAAAACTAAAACCTATGATTCTGTGCGTTCTATTACTATTTCAGATAGACTGGTCTCTGTGCTTAAAACATTTAAAAAGTATCAGAATGAGTGCAAATTAAAATTAGGCGCTAAGTATGATAAAACTTTCGATTTTGCATTCACGACTTCAGGTAAACCACTAACAAAATCAACATTAAAAAATGTTTTAGATCGCATCCTAAAAAATGCTGAACTGCATCAAATTAGTGTTCATGGATTAAGGCATACTCATGCTGTACTTCTTTTAGAAGCTGGGGTTGAAATGAAATATATACAAGAAAGATTAGGACATAAAAGTATCGAAATTACTTCTGATATTTATTCACATGTCACACCTAAAGTAATAGAAAATGAACAAAGCAAATATGAAGCTTACGTGGGGCAAGAATTTATTTTCTAGAAAAAAGCGGGGCAAAAGCGGGGCGTTTCTGATTTTTCACACAAATACCATCCTCTTAAGAAACCAAAAGAAACCCGTTAAACCCTTATATAACAACGGGTTTCGTATTTCACAGGAATAAATTAAAAGCACACAAAAACACTAAATGTATTTATCCTAAAAACACATCCCACTCCCACTCATTTAATCCTTTTAAGTGTTTATTCTCCATTCCGATAAAATGAAGACTCGGTAAAAGTAAAAAGAACAGGGATACTAGAAACAAACATACGATCATTTCTA